ATTTTCATTTTCTCTATAGTTTCTGGACTCATCTTTTTACCTTTACCACCCTCTCCTATTTTTCTCTTATGCTCTTCCGAAAGTTTTCTTCCAATCATAGACATTCTATGTTTTTCAATCTGCTCTGGAGTTTTCTTTTTCCCCTTTAAAGATTGACTTATCTTATTACAAGTTTCTTTAGATGCTTTCCATCCACTTTTTCCATCCCCACCATCAGTGAGATTTCTCAAAATCCCAGTCCCATTATCTTTTCTACCATAAACAGAAATCATATAAATTTCGTGTTTGATTGCTTCGTCTTCACTAATATTATTTTTTAATATAAGTATTCTTTCCTTTGATGGGATAGGAACATAATGCCCAGAATGTAAATGTCTTTGAGTTTTACATTTACCTTTTCCAATATAATATGGAGTTTTATCTTCTCTCAAATAAACGTAAGTATAATAATTTGTCATTACACTTTCAAATTACTATTATTATTTATACTTATTCCATTCTACTAAAACCTTTTACTTTAGAAAATTTAATTACATTCTCAAATTTGTCATGAAGCTCTGCCTTATGAGAAATCACAAAAATATTAGCATCCTTAATCACGTAACGGATAATCTTCAGGAACTCATCAGTACCAAAACCATCAAGTGAGGAATCAAATACCTCATCCATAATCAGCAGATTGGTATTGACGGAGTTTTTGACTCGGGCGACTTCTCTCCAAGTGAAGAGAAGTGCCAAATCTATCCTCATCTTTTCCCCCTCCGAAAAAGAGGAGTAAGAAAAGTCTTCGTGAATGGGTGATTTTACCGTTTCGTTGAATTCTTCGTCTAGATGGAAATTAATATAAAAATCCATCATTTGAAGATAACGATTCACCTGCTGATTGATGAATGGAAGATACTTTTTGATAATCTTCGTTTTTACACCGTCATCTTTGAGTAAGGAATAGGCAAAATCGTAATAAACGATTTCTTCTTTTTTCTTTGAGAGGTCTTCGAATGTTTTTTGGAGATTGGTTTGAAATTCTTCTAGCTTCTCATGCTCAGTATTTCGGTTTGCAAGGTTTTGGGTAATAGTTTGAATTTCATGTTCAAGATCTCGTATTTGTCTCTGGTTGAGTCCAATCCGAGTATTGTTTTGAGAAATCTCATGATTGAGTTTCGTAATCTCCTTAGAAAGTGCAATGAATTGACGCTCTCTCTCCTGTTCTATTTTTATAGTCTCCTCTAGGTCTTGATAACCTTTCTGGAGTTCCTTTGCTTTATTTTGAGCGTCTGTAATTCTATTTAACCGAAACTCTTCTTCAATAGTCTGAGTACAAGTAGGGCAGACCGTATTTTCTGTAAAAAACTTATGCTCTTTGGTAATTGCAGATACTTTCTGAGAGATTTTGCCTTTAAGATTGTTAAGCTTTACTAACTTATCCCCAGCACCAACAACCTCTTCTTGCTCCTTTGTAAATCTAAAAATGTCCTCTTCGGTAGTTGCATTCTCAGTCATATAAATGCCAACTTCTGCATCCAACTTGGCAATCTTTTCTTGGTTGGCATTAATATTGGCATTACCACGATTTTCAAGTTCCTCAATGAACTCTTTCTGCATCTTCATCTTATCTTTCAAAGTTTCTTTCTTCAACTCTAAAGACTTTACTTGATCCTTCTTCTCACGAATCTTATCTTTAATCAAAGCATTCATTGCAGAAAAGATGCGAATATCCAACAGATCTTCAATCACTTCACGACGATGTGCAGTCGCAAGTTGCATAAAGGGTACAAAAGTACTACTACCCAAAATCACAATTTGAGTAAAAGACTTGTAATTAACTTTAAGAATATTTTCTTCTAGTATTCTTTGATTGGCACGATCATCTGCTTCCTTGTGCAGTGCATTACCATTCACTTCAATATCAAAGATATTTGGTTTGATACCACGACGAACCAAATAATCACGACTATTGACCGTGAATTCAATTTCAACTAAACAATCTTTCTCATTTACGGTATTAATGAGTTGATTTTTATTAATTTTCCTAAATGCCTTGTTGAATAATGCAAATGTAAGTGCATCTAAACAAGTGCTTTTTCCTGCACCATTAGATCCAATAATTAAATTTGTTTTATTTTTACAAAAGTCAATTTCCGTGAATTGATTTCCAGAACTTAAAAAGTTTCTGTAACGAAGTTTTTTAAATGTAATCATTAATGTAAGAAATCATATTGTAGAGAACTTTTGGATCTTCTTTTAACAATCCCAACGACAGATTGCACGGGCGACAAAGTAATCCTCTTAATTCACCAGTAGAGTGATTATGGTCCACTTGCGGGTCTTCCATTTCACACTTGCATATTTTGCATTTATTTTTTTGCTCTAATATCATAGCAGAAAACTCTTTTACTGTCAATCCATACTTACGGAATAAATGACCTTTTCTCTGCCACTTTTTACGCTTTTGTCTTTCCTCTACATTCTCTGCGTGATATTGTTTTCTATGCTTTTCATTATGACAACCTCTACACATAGAGGATATTGTCGGTGTTTTACGACCTTTCCAGTTATTAGTATAGAAGTCAGTAATAATTGGTTTTTCTTCACCACATTTAGAACACTTTTTGTGTGTGCGGACTACACGAGGGCGACCCATAATATGTTGTATAACTGTATTATTTATACAACAAAAAGTTATTCAATAGAATTTAACTTTGGAGGAATAACGATATCGTCAGGAGTTATGACTGCATACTTATAGTTGTAAATCTTACAAGTCTTTATGGCAAGGTCGTCATCAACTTCAACCACGTCCATTTCAGTTTCTTCTTGGTCTTCTAGTTGCAGAGCATAACGAACTGCATCATCCTCATCCTCAAACAGAAATAAGACTTTTTGTCCATATTGATCTTGAACGGCATAAGCACCGTCATCTTTTCTGTCTTTGAGTGTAAGGAGAAACATTTACTCTACCTCGCAAGCTTGCCGATAAAGATCCTGAAAAATACCTTTGATTACATTTTTGTCAAACTCAAATTCTGCTTCGTCAATATAACGATTTAGAATTGACATTGTGTTTTCTTCTTCATCAATCTCAAAATCTTCATTTTCTTGAATATCAAAGTTCTCAACGATTTTAAGATCTTGAATTCCTACTGTATAAAGTTTATCAATGAACTTTTCAAAATCTTTGGGTTTTGATTTCTTACGAACAATCACCTTAACAATTTTACTTTCATACTCAGTTGCATCAAATAATTGATACGGAGTATCCTCATAATAAATGTTATAGAATAATTTATAAGGATTATTGATTGGAGTGTGCTCTAATGTTTCGGTATCAAAAATATGAAATCCACGAGTGTCATTTACATCTGTCCAATACATTTCATAAGGATTACCAAGATAGAAGATGCGTCCGTTATCAGAACGAGTGTGGTAATGACCAGAAAATACTTTTGTGAAGTTCTTAAAAATATCTGCGTCCAGTCCATGCTCCTCCATAATCAAATTGCGATTGACACGGAACCCTTGAAGTTCTAGGTGTCCCATTGCAATCTTTGCTTTGGTCTTTTTGATTTGATTAAAAGTTTTTTCTTGGTTTTCTGGGTTGATCCAAGGAATAAACAATATCTTAAGTCCACCAACTACAACTTCTTGTGCTTCACTGTAAGTCTTGATGTTTGGATAAGTTTGAAGAAGAAGACCTGGTGAATTGACACTATTGGTTGATTTATAGTATGTGTCATGATTTCCGATAATCATATGAACATCATACTTTTTCAAATGATCAAACACCACTCGTTTTGACCATTCAAGACTTTGATAATCAATGGACTTGCGACTATCAAAAGCATCACCCATATGAATGACTGCTTCTACCCCCTGTTCTTCAAGTGTAGGAAAAAATACATTCTTATAGAAGAGTTCAAAGTAATCATGAAGATACTTTGATCCTTTTTTTGCCCCATAATGACTATCCGTAATTAAACCGATTTTCATAATAATTTGTTTCCTTTACGGATGTTTTCAATAGCAGTCAAAATTTGCAAATTATCTGGGTGATGCTTACCACCTTTTGAGATTGGATGAATGTGGTCAACATGATGAGCAATTCCAGTTTCTTCCGTGATTCTAGCACATTCTTGGTAGATAAGCAAGATTCTTTGATGTTCTTCTGGTGTTAGGACTGGTGCTTCACCAAACTTCTTTGCCCTATATCTATATGTCTTATTATTAGATTTTTCTTTTGTTCTATAAGGTCTCATCAATTCTTCATTGTTGAGTTTTTCTAAACCTTTCTTTTTAAGGCAGGGGGCACAACTAGAAGTAGACACATACTTTTCACAACTACCACAATGTTTGCAGGCAGTAGAACCCATATAAGTTTTTTTACCTTCTTCAATTGCCTTTTCACGGGAAGCACTTTTTTGTGTATATCCTTGTGCTTTTGCTTTTTCTTTATTTCTTTTTAAATTCTCCCCCATTATCCGTTTTCTTTCTTCGGAGGTATATTTTGGTTTAGTCATATCTATTTCTAACTCCAAAGTATATAATTATTTATAACATTTTGGAGTTAGAAAGGGTCATTTACTACTGCGATACTGGATTGCATCTTTAATGCTGTTGTATTCACTACTGTGTCCAGAAAGCAAGCTGTCATCAACCATCATGACCTCATCAAACCCAGTGCGTTCAATGATCTTGGTCTTGATTTCTAATTGTTTCTTTTCCTTTTGAATTCTTCTCAAAAATGCATAGTGAATAATTTGAGTAAAGTAGGCAAAAGGATTCTTTGATTTCTCTGGATCAAAATTGTGAATGTACTGAACACAGTTTTCAATTCCGTCAGAGATCATATCCTCACGGAACATATAATTCACAAAGTTTGGTTTGTATGATAAATGAGTCGCAATTTTTAAAAAGCACTCTCCCAAGTAATTTGTAATACGGGGTTTCGGAAGACCTGCCTCCTTGGCAGCAGCAACCTTTGACCGATAAACAATCAGTGCTTCTAATAATTCCTTATTATTTACATAATGTTCTGTTTTCTTCTTGGGCATAGCATTGGACTCATTTATAATAACTTTTGTTTATTATAACACATTTTTTGGGGGCTTGACAACATCTAAAAAGATGTGTAGACTACCTTTGTCTGGGTTGAAGATGAGAATCTAGCTTTCTTTAAGACCTTTAAAGATTCTTTCAAGTTTCTTGCGAGCATCTTCAACGGAAGAGATGTAACCCATTTTTGTTGATGGTTTTACCTTACCAGAAGGATTATAAACATCAAATATATCATCATCTTCAATGTAATCGTTGTAGATATTGATGAGTCTTTTATCTTTAGTCTCAGTCATAGTAATAATTTTATCAAGTTTAATCATAAAGAAATCATCATCCGACATTTCAATCCATGGTTTTACTTTTATGTGCATACCATGTTGATTATGAAATGCTTTCATTGTAACAGGATTTTGTAACACAATGATAGGGTCACCATCATTTTCATCAACCATCACCAAAGACAGTATCTCTTCTCCTGATATTAATTTTATGATTGCGTAAAACTCTTCTCCCATTAGTCCTTAAGCGGTATGTTTACAATTTCATAATTAAAGTTTTCTTCGTTATAAACTTTGATTCTTTCTATTAGGTGATTGAGTGTATAATTTTTTCTTGACTTATAACTGATATCATCAGCAATGTCATATAAAGTTGCCTTTGTTTTATTGTCTCCTTTTCTTAAAACTCTTCCGATTGATTGGAGATTTCTGATTCTTGATTTACTAGGGGAAGCAAAGATGACATTATGTAGATTTCTGATATTAATACCAGTAGAAAAAGTCCCGTAAGAAGCAACGATGATTGCATTATTTTCCTTTTCAGTAATTTCTCTGACTTTTTCTCGGTCCTCAGTATCTACACCGCCGTGTACGAAGAACACATGACGTTCTTCAGCGATACTCTTATTTATCAGTTCGTATAAAGGTTGTCCGTGACCTTCTACTCTTGAAAAAAGAATCAGAGTATTACCTTTAAGATCTAAGGCAAGGTTCTTGATAAACTTATTGCGTTTTTCGTGATTGATAATATACTGAACTTCATCTTCAAAAGTTTCAAACTTATTCGGTGGGTGTTTCAATAGAAGTATATTGATATCCAGTTTGGCAACATGACCCTTCTGCATCAGTTCTTCTGTTCTGATGATCTTATATGAAGGACCGAATAAACCTTCTAGAACCCACTTATGAGTTTGAGTTCCATCAAGAGTTCCTGTAAAACCGTAACGAAATTTAGCATCAGAAAGTTTTGTCATTATAGATACTAATGACTTTGATTTAAACTGGTGTGCTTCATCTCCAACGACCACATTAAATCTTGAAAAGTATTGACGGGGAAGTTTGTAGATGGACTGCCAGGTAGTGATAATCACCTGAGAGTCTGTTTCTCTTTCTTTTCCAGCATAGATCTTGTGGCAGTATGAACCAACATCCCACCCATAATCTGCAAAGTCTTTATACATCTGCTCTACAAGGGATGTCGTCGGAACGACTATCAGAGTATTTTGTCCTTTCTCAACGTAATATCGGACAATCGAATATATCATCAAAGACTTTCCAGAAGCAGTTGGAGATATCAACAACTTTCGATTATGTCTTAAAGCGTCGTATACTCCCTCAACTTGGTACTCACGGGGAGCATACTTGCAGATAGATTTCATGTAATCTTTTACACCTTCTTTTGAGATGTGCTCATTTATCTCAAAAGCACGACCATAAAACCTATTATTTGTAAATTCGTATGTATAGTCGTGATTTTCACAAAAACGGGTGAGTTTATCTAATAAACCCACATAAATTTCACCAGTTTGTGTATTAAACAAACGTATCTTTCCGTCCCAGTGTCTGTTACGAAACTGGGGCATAAACTTAGCACCTGGTACGTCAAATGTGAACTGATCTGCGAGTTCATAGTAGACGTGTGGTTCTGCTTTTACCTGAAGATATACCTCATTCTTTTTCAATATAACCAAGTGTGACATAAGTTCATATCAATACAAAAATATTTATTTGTATTAATTGAACCCTGTCTGAAACTTATTCCACTCAATTGCGTTTTTAATTTGAAAAGTTCTGTTGGATATTGTTTTGATAATCTCTTCAAGAAACTTGAGCATAATGTCATAGTATCTTATTTTCAGTTCTATCTTTGAAAGTCTCTCATCCCCATCTAGATGCCTCTGTAACGCTTCTTTGTCTCTAACCTTATACGGGAACGGTTCTTCTTCATAAACCTCTACAGGTGCCTTTCCAGTGTAGTAGTTGTAGCGATCAAGTTTGACTTTGTTATGAGTCTCTCTTGCCTTTTCACGCAACAAAGTAATTGTATTATAGATGGTATAATACTTTGCATGAAGTTGAGGAATTTTTAAAGATTCATCATGTAAATTATCAGGGTCAATGACGGAATCTCTCTGCCACATCTCCTGAATGTCTTCAAGGTTCATGTATTTGTATTGATAGTATATACAGTATACTTGAAAGATACGTCTGCTGTAAAGTACTGAATGTCCGTTTGTGTTGAGTTAAATTCAAGTGATGATAATGAAACTGGAAACAGATCTTTAAATTTTACAACTGCGCTGGTGTTATAACTGCTATCTAAAATATACAAAGAACCGTCACTAAATGCTTTTTTTGGATCTAGAATATTATCCTCGTTAGTAATTAAATCTTTGTATTGTTTGGTTGTTTCTGGAAATCCTAAACCAGTTAACCAGTTATGGACTGCCATGTAATTATTCATATCTTCGTCAACTAAAAACCGAAGAATTAAATCACCGTATTGTAATTTACCACCAGGAACATCTAAATCTTTTAAGTACGATGGTTGCTGTACCAGAGATAAGGTAATTTCCGGTATTCTTGCCGAGTTGCAAAAAAATGCAACCTTAGGTTCCTTAGATAAGGTGAACTTAAAACCAACTGGCGAAAGAAAGTTTCTGTTCTGTATTTGACTTGCAAATGCGCTTGTTGTCGCCATTATTTTTATTTTTATTTAGATAAAAAAAGAGGGTCCGAAGACCCTCTTGATTGAGTTGTGAATTAGATCACATCAGGTTAGCAACCTTAACTCTTCTGTAGTATACGTTAGCGTTGGTATTCAGAATACCTTCACCCTGGGTAAGACCCTGTGCGAATGGGTTAGCAACCATTCCATAACGGGTCTTAAAGCCGATCTTAGGCTGGAAGGTATTCTCGCCAACGGCACGTACCATCTGCAGAGGTACATATGGGCAGTAGAAGATACCAGCGTCATATGGGCTAGAACCCTTATAACCGACAACGTAGAACTGGTTAGCAGATACGTTTGCCGAATATGGGTCAATGTATACGCGATACTTACCTTGGAGAACACCGGCGAAGGTGTTACCAGTGTCATCAACGTTCAGGTTAGCGTTGAGTGCAGGGGTGTAATCGAGAACACCAGCCATTGCAAGTGCCGAAGCAACGTCAGCAGAGCAAAGGATAGTGTTACCCTTCCCTCTACGGGTTTGTTGGGCGATTGCGTTTGCATCACGCTCGATCTGGAAGATCAGACCCTTGAACTTCTCAACTGACCAACGACCGTTGGAGTCAACGTCAAGGTCAAAAGTACCAGCGGTAGCGGTGTTAACCTGAGCACCAGGCTTAGCAACCTTATAAATGGTACGAATGACTTCGCGGTTGATTTCAGCAAGAATCTCAGTGCTGAGGATGTTAGCAAGCTCAGCTTCTGCATTCAGACCGTGAATTGCCTTCAGGTCTTGTGCGAGTTCTAAGCTGTACTCAGCCTTGAGTGCGCGTGACTTAGCGGTTACGGTGACTTTCTCGATTGAGAATGCCATCTGGTTGAACTGATCAGATTCGCCAAGCGATTCTGCAAGATCAGTTCTCATGCCCTGACCAACGTTATACTGATCAGCGCCAGTAGCAGCGTTAGCTGATTGATCAGTTGGGCTAAGAACTGATGGGTTGGTTCCGCCTTGAGTGGTAGTACCCATACCAACAGCACCATTGGTCCAACCGGCGGTGTTGTTGAAACCACTATCTTGACCAGAGAATGCTGAATCTACTTCGTTGTAGAAGGTTTCAGTTCCACTCTGGCTGGTGTAGCGGGAACGCATTGCGAAGATCAGTCCAGTAGGACCGTTCATTGGTTGAACGCCACAAAGATCATAGGCGATCAGGTTAGGCATCGAACGACGGATCAGTGAGATCAGTACGGGGTCGAAACCTTGCATAGCACCGGTGCTTGCAGCACTAAATCCAGTGCAAGTTCCTGTGCTGGTTCCTGTGCTATTGGTTGGAGACTCATAAAGGAATTCGCGCTCTTCGCGGAGAATTCTTTCTTGGTTTTCGAGCAGGATTGCGGTTACAGCTCTACGATGTGAATCTTTGATAGGATCAAGACCTTCGTAATCTAGGAGCGGGGACCACTTCTCCTGCAAATGTTCTGTGTTGTACATTTGCATTTGGTTTTTACCTCTTTAGAAGTGTTAGTTTGATTTATGATTTAAAAATCACTTTTTAGAAACTCTTTGGAGAGTCTGGAGGTATGCACCCATTGTGCCACCAACTGATTGAATATTCAGATTGGTTTCCTCAGACAGATTTTCACTAGTGTTTCTTTGAGTACCAGCAGTTCTGGTTGGGAAATATGATTCCCTCAGAGTTACTAGTTTCTCACGATAGCTCTCTTCACTATCAAACTCAACATTTTCGGCAAGAGAAGCGAGTTTGTCCTTCTGAGAAAGTGCAAGACCCTCAGTGACTTCAGCAAAGATTACATCAGCAACCGACTCTGCTAATCTTCTATTCAGAGCAACATTTCTTTGAATTTGCTCGTTGAGTTTTTCTTCCATTTCATCAAGTTTATCTACCATACTCTCGATAACATCATATCTATCTTCAGGGATTGTTACATAATGATCTTCAAAAAGACTCTTCATTCCTTGGAGGAATGATTCGGTCATTTCAGTCTTAAGACCGTGCTCAACTGCAAGTGCATTCTCTTGAATCCACTCGTCAGCAACATACTCAAGGTATGCATCAACACGATCAGTCAGACCTTCTTTAATTGCTTGAATTTCTTCTACGAGTGCTTGCTCATATGAAGACTCAAGATTTTCTTTGATATCAGCAACTCTTGCTCTAATTGCTGCCTCAAAGATGGTGCGGGCTTTCTCTTGGAATTCCTCTGAAAGCTCTTCACCTGCAAGGAGAGCATTGACATCTTCTTCAATGTCAAACTCTTCTTCCATTTTCTTTTTACCTTTTTTCTTACCACCCTCTTCTTCCTCTTCTTCTTNNTCTTCCTCCTCCTCTTCTTCCTCTTCTTCAGCAGCTTCAGCAACTACTTCTTCATCTTCATCGACTTCTTCCTCATCGACAAGATCTTCTTCCTCTTCAGTCTCTTCTTTTACACCTTGACCAGGTGCAGCAACTGGAGTTGCTGATGCATGTGGTGCCTCTGCTGCAGCAGCTTTAGCGTTTACCACATTTCTTACCTGAGCAAGAGTTGCGCCAGGAGTCTTGAGTGCTGCTGAATCGTCATCGGGACGATAGTTTTCTGGAGTAGGACCACCAAGATCCTCCCAACCACCAGTTTGACCGGGCGTAGCCCCGTCTAGTTTGTGCATTGGTTCGGCAGGTGCAGCCCCTTTGGTTACTACGTTTTCCATTTCTTGTAAATTTCTACCAACGGACATTTTTAGATTGATTGTGTTATAATCAATATTTATTTATAAATTAAAGATTTGAAAGAAAATCTTGGAACAGTTGTACTTTATGCTCCTGCAACTTTCTTTCATCAACTAAAGTATTAATTCTACGCTTTGTAGACTCAGCGAGTTTTTCACGAAGAATTCCTCCGTCCCAAACCCACTCTTTACCTTCCATAATTCCCTGCACAAACGCATCAGGGGCGGAGGGATCGGCAACAATATCAGCAGCTGTCGCAAGCATAAAATCTTTACCAACAACTTTATGACCTTCATTAGTCATTTGAAGTGATCCAACACCGCGAGAAGAAACTCCAAGACAAACTCCTTCACCAATGAGAGATTTTGCAATCTTACCCATTGGAGTTTCGAGAACGAGTGCCTTTCCTTTAAAATTGCATCCGTTCTGCTCAAGAGAAACAATCTTATGAGAAACACGATCCAGATTTACTGTCGGACCATCTGGATGTCCAAGTTCTCCAAGAGCACGTCCTTTATTGATAAATGCTTCAGTGTATCTCTTTACCTCGCGGGAAAGAGTTTCCATTGGATACATTCTTCCGTTACTATTACAAATATCACCCTGAAGGAAAACCCCTTCAATATACAAATTCTTTTTATTACCTACTTTTTCGGTAATAAACTCTACTTTTTGAATTTCTTCTGTGATGAGTTTCATTTTATTCTGAGACTAATTGAACTACTTCTGTGATACTAAGATTAGTTGATGAACTATCAGCAAGAGCTGCAACTTTTACACTTCTTGAAACAGTTGCTCCAGCATAAGTAATTACGCCAACAATTGATGAAGTATTTGCTGCAATTGTAATTGACGAATCCGTCATTGCAGTAATTTGTTGATGTACAGTATTAATACCGGCAGGTTGTGCATTCTCAATGGTTACATAATCGCCTAGTAAAAATGGATTTCCTGCGTTATTATCAAAAGTTATAACTGTAGAAGTTCCTGTAGTAATTCCAGCAATTTGCTGCTTTGCAAGTCTCTCCTTTAAAACTTCATTTCCATATGGAGAAATATAAAAAGAGTTTGTTGTAACTACGGGATTTCCTCCAGTTTCTACATATACTGCGGTAAGACCGGCAGCAACTCTGATATAACCACTTTTTAATGCAATTGGATTGCTCGTTGCAGCTGTTGAAACTGTTGGAGAAATTCTATTTACATTTTGAACAATTTTTATTGCCATTATTCGTCATCTCCTGATTGGTCTGAATCACCGAACATCATGGCAGCAATTTCTGGGCGAGCAGAATCTACTCTCTCAGCAGCTTTTGCATATAGCAATTCTTTAATCTTGTCACTAACATCTGATGGTTTCCCATCAGTTGCAATCAAATCGATAAGTTCTTCCATAAAAAGTAGTTTATATTTATAAGATTATTTATATCTTCCCACCTTTGGGTTCTGTTGGAACTTCTGGCGCTGCTGGTGAAGCAGGTTCTATTGGAACTTCTCCAAGTGCAGGTCCACCATCTACTGCACCTTCTGGTGGAATTGGATTACCCATCTCATCAACTGGTGCATTTGGATCTGGAATAATACCTTTTTCAATTTCATCATCAATTTGAGCATCAATTTCAATAATCTCTGCATCAGTTTGGCGAAGAATTCTTTTTCTTACATATTCAGTAGAATAATACTTACCGATATATGGTTCCATTTGTGTCATCAAAGTCAGGCGATTTGTTAGAAGTTCGGCTTCTTTGAGTTCTGCAAAGTGATTATCATAAAGGAAATCATATTGAATATGATCTTCCATTCTCTCCCAATCTTCTGGTGTTACAATGTTTTTTAACAGAAGTTGAGTGCGAAGCATGTCATTGAACATTTGAGCAAAACGCTTTCTCAAACGACCAACAAATTTGGAGAATTTAAGTTCGTCTCTTAAAATTTCGGATGAACGACCTAGATTGAATCCATCACCACCGCCAGCAATTCTTGATTCTGGAACTCCAAGTGCTCTATAAAGTTTCTTTTGGAAATATTCAATGTCAGCAAGTTCACCAAGATTTTGTCCGCCAGGAAGAGTGGTAATCTCAGTTCCACGACCACCCTCTCTTCTTGGAAGCCAAAAATCTTCCAACATGGACATGAACTTACGGTCATCACGAATTTCACCTGTGTTTGCATCATAAACAAGTTTATTACGATAGCGAGACATAACCTCTTTTAGGTATTGCTCTGCTTTTACTTTTGGTAGATTACCAACGTCAATATAGAAAATTCTTCTTTCTGGTGCGCGTGATAGGCGATAGATAACCAGTGAGTCTTCAATCATTCTCAACTGGTTAAGTGCCTTGATTGCTTTATGAAGATATGAAAGAACAGTTCCCTTATTTCTATCTACTAAGCCAGAAGTACAATATGTGATTGAGTCTTTTGCAATTTTGACAGAACCCTTTGATGCTCCACTCATGGAACCCATTGGATAATTTGGTGTTGGAGAGTAGATAAAGTACTCTTCAATATCAGAATATCCAAGTTCCGAATTGGTCAGATTTCCATTTGCAGTCAAACGACTAACAACAGGTTCACCATCTTTCATGTTCGATTTTACTTCTTGACGAACATGTTTCATTTTCATAGGATCAATGTATCTTAATTCTTTGATCCCTTCATGTGGTTTTTTAATATCAATAACTTTAAGGTAATATAATCTACCATCTACATACCAATTTCTAAAAATCTCATGACACTTTCTATCAAAGTCCATCATTTCTTTGATAGACTTAAATTCATCTCTGATTATTTCTTTTAGTCTATCACTTGCATTTAGATTGGATAATTCAATTTCTACTGGAGAATCGTATAGATCACTAACGATAGCTTCATTGACAACATCTTCAATTGCAGCATCACATTCTGGATGAAGTGCCATCTCACGATAGCGACGCATCAAATCAAATTCAGTTCTGTAAACACCTTCAATGTCTACATATTGACCATAAAAACCAGACTGAATAAAATAATCAACCCCGTCCTCATCTGTCTGAGGTACGGGGGAAACTATAGATTTAGACTTTTCTTCTTTATCCTCAATCGAAAAACCAAAGAGTTTCGCCATTTTATAAACTTAACTTGTTATTATGTACTATTTAGTTAATGTCTTCGCCGCCAGCTGCAGCAGAAGTTCCTTTAATTGCTTCCCACCAGTGGACTTGCATCTCAACTGTGAACTCCTGAATCGCATCAGTTTCATAAGAGAGGTTGATGCTACCAATGCTGGTTGGGAATGTATCATAAAAGTGATAAGCTCTTAGGATACTTCCATCACGATTGAGTTGATAAACAAACGCATCTGCTTGATACTGTGCAGGATCAGTCGTACCTGTGTTGTCCGACAAACGGTTCATATAGTTAGACCACTTTTCAAACGCAGAGCGAATTGCAAAATCTGTGTCGTTGATAACCGTAATCGTCCAAGTTTCAAATGTACGATCACCTGCAAGTTTTAAAGTTCTTCCTCTAAATGCAACTTCAAGAGGAGTTACATTAGATGCTGGAAGTGCTGCTGCTTTAACAAGAAATCTTGCTTTATCTAAAACATTACCATCAACATTGATTGCTGCTGGAAAAGCAAGTTCAACTTCAAAAAGATTGCTTCTTGTACCACCACCCGTCAGTTTGCTCTTAAAGTCGGTAATCTTCCTTAAAGGAATTGTATTAAGTTGAGTTCTGGTTGCCATAGTTGTTTAAACCTCTAAATTAAAAGTTTCCGATGACTTCTTCAAAATCAACACCAGTCTTGGTGGCAACAAAGTTTAGACCAATGAAGTTAATTGATCTTGCTGGTTTGATATAAATGTCGGCAACAAATTCATTGTTGTCAATCAGAGCAGCGGTGTTGTTTGTCTCGTCGCAGACTACAACATAATCAAAAATACCTCTCTTTGCTTGAACATCGCGGAGGAATGGTTCAATTGTATTTACAAAATTTGTTCTGGTAATTTGATCATTGAATTCAAAGAGAGAATCCTTTGCAGATTGAGAAATTGCATTCTCAAGATAAACAAACAAACGACGAACATTGATTCTATCAAAGGCTGAAGCTTCGGCAAGACCTGTTCTGTCACCAAATAGAACAATACCAGATCCTGGTGAGAAGATTACGGGATTAATTCTATTTGAATAAAGTTGATCTCTTTGAGTTTTTGTTGGATTGTATGCGAGTTTAACCGCATTTAAAATTGCTCCTCTTGTGGTTCCAGCAGGTGAATACCAAGGGAAATTATTAATATCGTTGCGAGCACAAAGACCAGCAATATCACCATTTAAAGGAACGTATCTAAAGGTATTAGCAAATCTATCGTACATATACTTATAACCACTATCAAATACTGCATAGGATGATGAAGTTACTGGGGAATAGAACGACAAGACATTTGTTGTAATATCTGCTGCAGAATTGACTGTTACTGCAGTTTGTGAAGAAGTGTCAGTTAGGGCGGATCCTCTATATGGAGAAATGAATGCAATTGCATCTTTTCTTAGTTCAGCAACAGAAATCAATTAATTTGCAAGTGCTTGTGCAGTTGAAATATCATAAGCGGCAGATCCCATTAGAAGAAAATCTACACTAAAGTTTTCTGTGTTTTCAAACAAGTTATATCCATCAGACAACTCACCAAGAGTCGCTGTTAGAGAACCTGCAGTATCAAGATTTTCTGCACCACTATAATCCTTTCCACCGATTAAAGTATTTGTGGATGACCCGCTGGCAGCAAAAGTAATTCCCTCTGCTTCTTGGTCCCATGCAACATCGGTTTCTAAATTAAAACCACTACTGTATCCGG